TTCTTTTTCAACTTCTTTTGCTTCAATTGCTGCTAATGTTTTCAAGTGTGTTTGATATTCATCCCAAGTTTTAAACTTTGTATTATTTTTTTTGTTATAATTTTTTACTTCAAGTTTTTGTGCTTTCTTTAATTCTTTTTTAGCTTTCTTTTCTGCTTTGTATTCTTCGTATGTTTTCTCTACATTAGGTTCTTGTTGCTCTATTACTACTTTATCAGGTATATCTTCACTACTTTCAAAACCACTAGTGACTTCTTCAACTTTCATTTTCCATACACCTTTTTCGTCACCTTCTTTTATTAATTCTACTATACCTTTTTCTATTGCTTTTCTTACTGCAAAAGTAACAGGTTCATTTCTTGCTACGCCAACTTCTACTTCTAATAACAATGTATCAGCGTCAAAATATTTGAATACATCTCCACCAGTTTCACCTGAAATTATAGTTTTCTCAACTACTATTGATAATACTACCTCGCCACTTTGTACATTAACTAATCTTAATATAATAGTGACTACATCTTGTCGCCATTGTTTATGTGCTTGAATACCTAAAATTCTTGCACCATAACCGCCAGTCTTTACATCACTATCATAACCTACAACTCCTCCTGTTAGATATGCACCTGCAAATAATAATGGCGGTAAAGGTTCAGCTTTATCACCATCAACTTGTTGTCTTGTAGAACGTATTAATTTTCTTTCTTGTAATAAACTTGGTAAACTTGCTCTCTCAACAACTCTAAACCATTTGCCATCACCTGCGTCTTGTAATGCTTTTATTAATATTTGATATGCACCTTGGGTTACTGCTGTACTCATTGTAGCATAACTGCCACCAGGTTTTTTCTGACCAGTTAAATCAACAAAATCATACACAGCAATTACAATAGATTCACCTTGAGGTTCTTGTATTGTAGTTAAAGTTTTAATTGCTGGTACTTGTTTTCTAACATCAAAATCTGGCTTACCTACACAACTAACTAAAAATAATGTTGCTAAAAATATGATTACTAATTTTTTAAACATTATTAGTCTTCCTTCGGCATTGTAAATGTTGTTACAGTTCCATCAGTTTCAGTTATGGTAACAACTACGTTACCTGTTCCTGCTGGTGTTGTCCACTCAACAAGTTCACCACCAATTGGTGATGTAAATGAACCTGTATCTTGTTGTAAACCATCAGCACCAAATATATTTGTTGTAATTTGTTTTGCTAATGCTGTATAAAATCTTGATTCTAAATTTGCTTTAAATTTTGCAACTGCTGTATTCTTAGCATCCTCTATGACTTTATCAGCCGCAGCTTTTTCAGCGGCCTTTACAGCGTCTTTACGAGTCTTCTCAATATTCTCTACTGTTAAATAGTGTGATGACTTTCCTTGTCCTGAAAATGATGGACTTCCAAATTGGAAATTCAATTCACTAGCATAAACATTAGAAATTAATAAGAATAGTGGTAAAATTATAGTGATAAATCGCATTGTCCTTCTCTCTTTTATGTATATATTTATACTAAATCACAACTAAATAGAGTATATGTTTAAACTATTTACGAAAACGTGGGCAGTTTATTTAACTTTGACTATACTAATTGGTATCTATATATTAAATCCAATTCTATTACAGTCAGCAAGACTTAATACTTTTGATTTCTACCAAACCTTTAGTAAAAATTATGAATCTAAAAGTATAATCCTATTAGACATATCAGATAAAGCATTAAACAAACAAGGACAATGGCCTTGGAAAAGAGATTTACTTGGTCGTGCTGTAGTTAACGCATATCGTAACGGTGCCGCCCTTGTAATTCTTCAAGTAGTTTTTCCTCATAAAGATAGATTGGGTGGTGATGAAATATTTTTAAAAATGATTTCAAAATATCCAGTTATACTTACTGAAACAAATAATATTAAAAATCTTATTGATATCTCACGTAAAGCATTAGCAGTAGGCAATGTAAGTGTGCCAGTTGATATAGATGGTACTATAAGAAAATTACCTCTTGATAAATCTATACCTGAAGTTATATTAAAAGTTCTTAATACAAAAACTTTAGCAAAAGATACTATCTGGATTGATTTCAGACATAATATTCCTAGAATAGATTACACTGATAAAGATTGGTCATCTGTAAAAGGTAAAATAGTTTTCATAGGTACAACATTCCAAGGTTCTACATTTGTTACTACTCCTGATGGATTAAAAAACACTCACGAAATTATGGCAATCAGTACAGAAACTTTATTGTCAGGTAATTATATTAGTAGACCTAATTGGTTACCATATGGTGAATTTGCTTTTATAATATTAGGTGCTCTATTCTTTCTCATAGTTATACCTAGATGTGGTGTAATATGGTCTGCAATTTGGTACGTAGGTTACTTATTTGATATCTCACTTACAAGTTCTTATCTATGGGTCAATCATTTATACTTAACTGATTGGTTCAGTCCACTTATAATAGGGTCTGTAGTATGGGGTCAGTTAACATACAATAACTATTCAAAAGAAAATAAATTAAGACTACAAATTAAAAAACAATTTGAACACTATCTATCTCCAGATATGGTTAAAAAACTACAAAAGGATCCTTCACTATTAAAACTAGGTGGTGAAAGAAAAGAATTAACGTTTATGTTTTCAGACATTAGAGGTTTCACTCCTATATCAGAATCTATGAAAAATAATCCAGAAAAACTAACTCGTTATGTTAATAAGTTTCTAACTGCAATGACTACTATTATATTAAAGAACGGTGGAACTATTGACAAGTATATGGGTGATTGTATAATGGCATTTTGGAACGCACCTTTAGATTGTAAAAATCATAGAGTGTTGGCAGTTAAAACAGCAATAGAAATGGAAACAAAATTAAACCAAATGAATAAAAATGGTGAGTTTGTTCCCCCTTTAAAGATTGGCATTGGTCTTAATACTGGTGATTGTCTTGTAGGTAATATGGGTAGTGAACAACGATTTGATTATTCTGTAATAGGTGACGCTGTAAATCTTGCAAGTAGATTGGAAGGTTTAAGTAAGAATTATGATACAACTACTATAGTCAATAAAGATACTGCTGATGGTATAGACTATATTCCATTGTTAAGACCAAAGGGATTTAAGTTTGCAAAATTAGATGATGTTCTTGTTAAAGGTAAAACTGAAAAGGTTACTATCTATTCAATAAAAAATTAACTTAAAAATATATACTATAACTCCACGACAGATATACTACAATACTTAATACAACTATTACAGCACATATGCCCGCAATTGTATATAGTTTATTCATTTACTTTTTCCGTTCATTAATCTTATTAATTAATTCAAATACTACTTTAACTTTCTCTTCCAACACTTTAATTCTATAGTGTGATTGTGCTAAAGTTACAATCAATAATATAAATGCCACAAACATCGGCCACAATTTAGTTAACATTATTATAGTTTCTGATTCCATTATTGTATCGGTTTCTCGTATTTAATTTTACTCAACTTTTCACAGGCAGAGCAATCACATTTTTTACAAATCTTATCACCAGTTTTATCCCACAACGGCTCAGGACAATGAGCATCCTTACCACAATTTTTACATTTTTCCATTACTCTTCTCTTATAATATACTTAATCGTATATTCTGCTTTAACAACAACGTGTTTCTTTGTATCTTCATTTGTAAATATAATATGATTAGGTTTAACTTCTCTAAATCTTCTCACACGTACTTTAATTTCAGCACCGTCCCACCAATAAGTGAGCTCAGCGGGGTGGCCAATTATAAAAAACCAAATGGCTTTTAAAACTGACCATATACCTTTAAAAAAATTCTTTATCATTTTTTCAATTCCCCACCTGTGCATTTCCATTATTTTTCTTTTTTACTAAATGGATTTAATTTTTTAACTTTATCTACAGAACCTTTACTAATATTTTTAGCACTTGTTCCTATACCTTTACCAACACCAACAACCTTTGATCCAACTATTGATATTGTTTTTTCAGTAAATCTTTTTATACTTGATAGATTCATTATTGTTTCTCCTTTTTTTCTGGTTCATAGTATTCTTTGTATTGTTCCAATAAATCGTTAGTAACTTTTAAATGTGACCTAATTTGAGCAAAGTTCTTAGCAATTAATTGAAAGTCTTTATCACTCAATCCAAATAGAACAGGATCAAGTCCTTCTTCTTCCATTTTTTGGAAGACTTCATCTGCATTTTCAGACGTAATAATAATCCACCTCAATTTTTCCAATTGAGGCATAGTAGGTACTTCTAAATTTAAATTTGCTCTAGGTTCTTCTAACTTAAATATTCTAAGCTTCTTTTCCCCTATAGAACATCCTGTTAAAAGTCCTATAATTAATACACTAATTATTATACGGTACATAGTTAGGATTTGCTATACTTGGACACTCCCTATTGATTTCTGATTTTTTTGTTGCTGATATCTCGTCAGCAGTAAGTGGTGACCCACCTGCTATTTCAACACAACGAAGTGCTTTATTACTTGCACTATTAATAATTCTTTCAATTACTTTTGTTTTTTCTATTGCAAGTTTACCAAAATCACGTCCTTTTTTATTAAACCTTTTATCTAAATCATCTAAATCTTTTTTCAAGGCATTAACAAGTTGGTTCATCTTATTATTTGCCTTTAAGATTTCTACAAAATCTTCCTTTTGTTTGTCAATCAGCACCTTTTGAGTGCTGACTGATTCTTCTAGTTTGATTTGATTTATTTTTAATATGGCATTATCTCGTTGTAATTTCATCACATACATTCCAGCGCCAGCAATGCCAGCAATCATTACAACAGCAATCATCATTTTAAAATAACCAAACATAATTTTCTTTTAGTCTTTCTTTAATACTGCCCAAGCGCCGTAAGCAATTGCTGCCCAAGCAGCAATTTTAGCAACTGGACTGAAAAACAACACTACAACGCCTAATCCTATTAATACTCCACCGTGTAATGATGTTAGTTCTTTTACTCTTCCTGTTATAAAGCCCATATTTGTCTCCTTTTTTTATTTTATCTTAGCACCAACTTTACGGTGTTTTCTCCAAGCCAAAAACCCACCTAGTCTTAACGAATAGTATGCTAGTTGGTTCATCAAGTAGAAACCATTTATCTCTATATTAATATCTCTAAAGATTTGGTCTGCTTTCTTTTGAGTTATTACTCCCATAGTTTCTTTCTTGTTTATCTTTAATAGGGTCTCATACTTATAAGCATAATCGTGTACAAGTCCACCCATTAAAAGCACCCCTACTGGTGATAAAAAAGTATGCAAGAACTTTGGTATACTTGCACCGTCAAATTTAAACCCAGCGGGTATGACAAATTTGTCTCCGTTTATTTCATAATTAAAATCTTCTGCAATTTCCCAATGTCTACCACCGAGTAACCACATTAATATCATTCTGAAAAAACCTTTTCCTTTAGTATGTATTCTCAAAGGTCTCATTAACGGATATTCTTTATACTTAAAATTAATCTCATTAATTTTCTTCTTATCAAATAAATTTATAATTAGTCCTGTTATTACTACTAAAATTAATACTGTCCACATCCAAAATTTCATTGCTAAACTTACTAATATTTCCATATTATTTCTTTCTATTTCTAGTACTCATACTAGCAGTTGCTTGTGCTCCTCTTACGTGGACCATTCCACCCATAGTATTTTCTTTCTTGTCTTTCTTTTTAGGTTCTACTTTTGGATCAGCAGAAATTCCAGGATCCATATAGTTTTCTTTTTTCTTTTTAGGTTCTACTTTTGGATCAGCAGATTTAAAAGGATGTTGATTTAATGCACCAGTATAAGCTGCGTGTAATCCTACACCTCTAACATTTTTTCCACCTGCTCTTTTCTTTGGTGGAACATCACCTAAACTTGCAATAGGTTGAACATTTGAATAGTTTCCTACTCTAACTCCTGTCGTACCTATAAATTCTTTTAATGTTTTCATAGTCTTGCCTTTTCTTTAATCGTTTTCTTTTTTACAGGAGTTTCTATTATAATTTCTTCTTTTACAACACCACTTATTTCATCAATCTTATTTTCAAGTTTAGTTAATTGACTATAAACTCCTTTCAATACAACATTGTTATTATCATCACTCTCTTGTACTCTTCTTTTTAAAGTACCTAGTACAGGATTTTTCTTTTTCTTTTTATCTACACCTGGTTCGTGTTTAGGAGGTAATGCAACATTACTTCCATCACCAACTGCATTTGTTGGAGAATCCTCATCTATTTTATTGATGAGTTCGTCCATCATATCTTTATAATGTTTTGGCATATTCCATCTCCGATATTAATTTATTATCTTTCTCATACATATCTAAACCTAAGCAAGTCATTACTGGTTTATCTTCTATATCTGGTATTTCTTTTACTTCATCTAAAAAATTATCATATTGATTTGTTTCTTTCAAGTAAGAAACAACACCTGCTTCTATAGCGTCTTTATGCACCATTAATCTTTTATCTTCTTTAAGTGTCATTGCTAAACCAACAGCAAAAGAACCAAATTTACTACCTAATCCAACTTTTCCAAATAATCTTTTCATATTAAAAATAAATCTATGTAAGTAAGTATAAGCCTTCTTATCTTTTGTATCTCTCAATGTTTTATTTTTTCTTAATACATTACCTTTTCTATCAATGATACCTCGTTTAAAAGCTTCGTGCTTTTCCCAAGGCGTAACTAATAACTTTAATATTCGGTATGTAATCAATGTATCTATTATTCTACTTGCCATTAAAGTTCCTTTAATAATTGTTTAATATTTTCATCTTCATCCACTTCTAATAATTCGTGTGAATAAAGTAATTTAAGATAGTTCAATATTGATTTCAATGCTGACCAGTATTCTTTATCTATCTTAAATAATAATAAGGTTACAGCGACATCTGCTCCAAAAACATTTTGTAATACTACAATATGGTTTATAATTAACCTTACTTTAACATCACCTGTTGTTCTGTACTTACGAAACAACCTTTTCAGATATTTAAATCGCTTTATATCCTCAAAAAATTCTGCGTTAGTTTCTAACGTAGGGTTAGTATAATTCCTTTGAGCGAATAGCAACCAATTATCTTTGGTTATCTCTTCAAACATTTGGTCTACTAAACTAATTTAGCGTAGACCTTGGAAGCACCGTTTTTTAAAGTTTCATAACTAACTTCTAAATTAAGACCGCCTGCTTTTTTATGTGATATATTATCATCATTTAAATCAGTACCGTCTGTGTCTTTCCCAAATCGTCCACCAAACTGTGTTACCTTTGCACTTACTTTTCCACTAGTACCTTCCATTGTAACTGGAGATACATTAAAACCAATTCTGTTTAGTTTTTCTCTCAAACTATCTACAGCTTGTTGTGGTTTAATATATTCCATATCACCTATAGAACCAACAAAAGCATTAACTCTATTTAACACTTCTGGATCGTGGATATTATGAGCGCCTAATTTACCATCTTCAACTGCATTAGATGTGGCTGTGCCAACCATCTTACCATCTTCGGTTATATGTTGTTTAAATGTTCTCATTTTCTCCTCTTTTATTTCCTTTTTTGAATCATCCTCTTTAGGATAATCTGCTATGACATCCTCCTCAAAATCTTCCAAGTCTTTATCTTCCTGAAATTTTTTAAATTTTGTTATCATTTTTCCTTTTTTGTTAAGTCTTTAGGTTTTTTAATTTCAACCAAACCTATTAACTTGTTTACTTCTTGAAGTGCTCCATTAATTGCATTCAAGTTTGCTTTCATCTGTCCCAAATCAGTTTCAACTTGTTTAACTTGTACCCCCAACTTATTAAAATCTTCTTGTAGTTGAGCCCTCTCTTTTTGGAGCGTATCAATTCCTAATGTATTCATAATTATCTCCTATAATCTATTATGCAACTACGTATCCGTGACCTGCAATTACATTCCAATTTGAATTTTTAAACAACAACGTAGCTGTTTCACCTTCAGCATCCAAAGTGATAGTAGAACCACCCCTTAAACTTGCTGGTGTAATTGTTACTGCGTTAGTACCGCCTGTTGATGTGTTTAAAAATGTTTTTATTTGACCATTTGCACCATCTGGTAAAGATACTGCTCCTGTTCCTGTTGTTGCGTTTATTTCTGTAACCGCACTTGTTACGTCAGAAATTAACGATGCTATACCATCTGCTGTTAAGCTTTGGGATGCTTGAGCAACACCTAGCCACGTGGGCATATTGTTGAAAACATCTTCTGCTGCTATTTTTTTATTGATTGGTGTTCCAGCGGGATCGTCTATTACGTGGAACAAATCTACACTTGCTAATGCGTTACCTAAATCGGTAAGCTGTGTAACCTTTTTATCTGCCATTTGTTTCTCCTGTTAACCTCTTACGAGGAATGCTACTGTAGGTAATTCCTACATCATACTATATTATTTATAAGGGCACCACAAAGGATGCCCTTATAGTGTGATTATTAAGCAGCGTTTGTTAATGCTACTATAGTTTCGTACTGTACTCTTGTAGCTCTACCACCAGAACCAGTTGTTTTTAAGTTCCAACCTGCGTGAGCAGCACCTGCTGGTACTTCTCCATCTGCATAGTTAAATAAACCTAAAGTGATTCCTGTAATAAAGTTATCAGCAGTTGCGTCTTCAAATAAATTTGTTCTATTTGTGTCCGTAAATGCTAATCTAGCAGCCGCACAAGCCCATAATGGTGCTCCTGCCGCCGAGTCTGCACTTGTCCAAGATGACATAATATTCTCTCCTTTAATTAATTGTTAAAGTACTCAATTCTTAATATATGTTATATTTATAAGAAAATAGATATGATAATCCCAAATAGGACAGCTACACATATAACACAAGCAACAACTCCTGCAATCGTGTATATAGTATTGACCATTAATATCCTAATTTTTTTAATTCCCTTATTGAATTAGACGCTGATGTATGATGTATTCCTATACCACCACGTCTTGTAAATTGTTCTACATTTGGTCTGTAATCATCAATAAGTACAGCAGGACTTTTATATCCTGTCTGAGCATAATTTTGTTTGTTACTTCTCTTCACTAGAGCAAGTCTGTTTGAACCTAAACCTAAATTTCTTCTTGCCCATTTTGTTTTACCTGGTATACAGTTAGGGTCTACCGCACGGTCTACGTATGCGGATAAGATATGTGGTTTATGTTTTTTGATATAATTCCATAAAGATTTACCATCGGATGTCCAAGGTAATGTTTCCCAAAAATCTCTTTTATTTCTTATTGGGTTCCATTTTTCTGATTTTGTGGAATTTTGCCATTGTGTTAAGGGAAGTCCTGTAATTTTTTCAGCAGCTTTTTTAAAGTCTGCTAGTACTCCATCCATATCGCAATAAAGCATTGGTAGGGATTTCATATTAATGCCTCCTACATAGTATATGATATTTCTGGCTTTGTATCAATTTTAGAAGCTGGTTCACCAGTCATAGTTCTACCTTTAGTAGGTTCATTTTTTTTCTTAGCAAGTTTTTCTTTTTCTGCTTTTTCTTTAAGTCGTGCTCTTAACGTTTCATATTTTAATTTGTAAGGACTAACAGATTCTTTTTTAACTTCCTTTTTATCTTCATCATTTTCTTTTTCAGCTTTATCTCTTAAAAGTTTACTTGCAATACCAACTGTTAAAGGAACCTGTCCTGTTACTTTATTTGCAACAGGTTTCATAATTTTATGTTTCTCATTTTCTAATTTCGCTTTAAGAACATTAATTTGACCTGTTAAAGTTAAAATTTGTTTCTCTTGAGCTGCTGGGTCTTTTGTTCCAGAACCTTCCGCACCATCCATCTTATCTCTTTTCAATCTAATCTTTGCAATCTTAACACCAGGTTTATTATCTTTACTAATTACTGGTACTTTAGAAGTTGAAGCACCTTTATCATCTTTTTCATCTTTTTCATCTGCTTCTTGTTGTATATTTTTACTAGGTAAGAGTTTGGAATCTCCTCGGTTTTCTGTATCACTTACAGCTTTACCCCATAGTTGGTGACCAACATTCTCTTTTACAAAATTTTCATTTGCTGCTAATAATGCAGCTGATACAGTTGGATTTTTTGATAGACCTTTTTTAAGTGCTTCTATTGCATTTGTAGCACCTGTATAATTGTTTGCCATTTTCTTAGCAATCTCAACTGCTTTCTTAACTAACTCACTAGCACCTTCTTCAATATTATCTGTTTTAGATGGATCATTTTCATTTTTTTTATAAAGTTTTTGACCAGTTTTTTTTAAATATTTTATATATCTATTTTTATTAGATGTTGTATTAGCACCAAATTGTTCTTTATACACCGAAACATCTTCTAATTCAAAACGACCAGGTCTACCAACGGAACTCTTTTGTTTATTAATTTTTTTAGCATATGCCATTCCCAATTTCTCTGCTTTATTTTCAGCGTCTTTTTCACTAGAAGCATTTACTGTTCCGTCTTGTGGTATAACAGAACCATCATTACCACTATCGGATGATATTTTAAACTCATAAGCATATTTTACTTCATTTAATTCTGCTGGATTATGTTCTGCTGCTAAACTTTTCTTAGCACCTGCACGTACTATTAATTTATTACCTTGAAAATTCTTTTTACCTACTGGAATCTTTTGAACTTTTCCACCTTTAGCAATAAAATCTTTCATCAATTTATCGTGTTCTTTTTGTTTCTCTGGTGTAAGTGCTTCTGTTTGTACAAATTCTTCTTTGCTTAATTGTTCATAACTTTTTTTATTAAATCTGGAAATTGTTCTGTTAGCTGGGTCTTTTTTGCTAAATTGTCTATCTTTTTCTTTAACTTCTCTCTCCATCTTAGCAATTTTTGATTGCCAACCAGGTTCTTTTTCCTTTTTCAATTGATTTATTACATCTTGAAAACCAACTACTCTACCAACCTTTTTTCTAGCTCTTTGCATAAAGGCGTTATTGGATCTATCGTCATAGCCGTACTTCTTCAGAACGTAGTTCAGAGCAGACGAATAATTATCATCATCTTGATAGGATTCTTGTTTAGTTTTTTTAATATCATCTACCTTATCAAAAAATGCTGACTTTTCTTTAGGTGACATTGAACCGATACCTCTACCAGCTTTATCTAATTCTTTTTTAAACTTGTCTTGATAACTAGACTCTTGATATGGTGATTGCTGTTTAGCAATTACATCTTCAATACTACCAGGTTTTTGTTTTAAATATGTCATATATCTATTTATCTCCCCTTTTATGTCCAGACCACAATCTTTCAAATGTAGCTTTAGCTCCTACGTGTTCATCTTTTTTAATTGCTTTAGCAATTTCGTGCCCTTTTACTATCGTTGATTTCTTTAATGGTGACCCATAGTCCTTTTTAATTTCTTTTGCCTTTGACATACCCACTGCAAATGCGTTATCATCATCACCAGAATCAGGATTTTCTATGAATTTTTTTGTATCTGGTTCTACTTCAGCAGCAATAGGTGTTCTTCCTTTTAAATCTTGTAATTCTTTATCTAATTTTTGCTTTCTTACCATTACAGCAGTTTTCATTTGAGAATCTATTTTAGGATCATTTTGAATATCTTGTAATGCTTTTCTTTTAGCCTTATAATCTTCCATATCTTTTAAAGCTTCTACTAATTTTGATAAGTGTGGAATGTCCGCTTGTTTAATTGCTAATTGTGTAGGTATATCCATTCTGTTAATCATATCTTTAACAGTTTGAGTAACGTCTGAAGCTTTTTTATTCTTCCATACGTTCTTAATGTTGGCAAGTTGTTTATCATTCATCTTACTTGCTAAATAATCAGCAGGCACAGCAATTTCGTGTATCTGTATTTTATCTACTTTATTTTTTTTATAAAGAGAACCGCCTGTTTTATACCATTTAATAAATTTTTCAGCGTCTGCTCTATTTTTAAAATCGTGTACGTGACTTCTTTTGTTTATAGGACCACTACCTTTCAAAGTAATTTGTACTTCCACTCCTTCTTCTAATCTTTGTGGTCTATCTGTTTCTAATCCTGCAATATTAAATCCTGATTCATCATCATCGCCTTCTTTAAAATTTAAATCGTGTGTTGTAATTGTAACATTTTTTGCACCATCTTTTTTCAATTGTGCAGCTTTATCATCTGCGTCTTTTTTTGTTTTAAATGGTACTACAAATCTTTTTCCATTTTTAGGGTCTAAATATCTTACTGCAAATCCTGATTCAAACTTTTCTTCCAATTCTTCTTTTCTCATTCTTGCCAATTGGGAAGCGTTTGCTCCGTATTTTGATATTAACCTTGATGAAGCCATCATTGACAAGAATGGAATATCAGCTTTCAGTAAATTTACCAAAGCTGTTTTACTCTTGTCTACCTTATCAAATATTTTTCTTAACTTGTCAGCACTTGGTCCACTAATAGTTTTACCTCTTAACCCTTCGTAATCTTTTTTAAGATTTGTTATTTGAGTATTTGTGAATTCATTTAATACTTCTTCACCTAAAATACTTTTAACAGTTGATACTTTAAGTTTTAAATGCTTTGCTATTTCTTTAGCTGATTTTCCTTCTTGATCCATCGTGTAGATATCTTTCATTCTACCTTCATCAAATTCTTCTAGTTCTTCTTTAACATCTCCAACAGGCGATTGACTCATCAACCATTCTTTATGAGTTTTATTTGGATGTACTTTAGTACAATCGTGTTCTTCACCTAAAATTGATTTAGGCATAATTTGAACATCACCATCAACAAATTTATCAGTTTCTTTTTTTAATACTTTTTTAATTTGGTCTAGGTCTTTTTTTGGAACGTATAAGCTACCATATGAAAATCTAATATGACCGAATCCTTGTTTTTTTAAAAAAGATAGAACGCCACTCTCATAGCCTTCTTTCATTTTCTCCAATGTTTCTCTCATTGGTTGTTTGTAGCGACTCAGCTTCCACTTTTCCATTTGTTCCTTTAAATCTCCCATTTAAGTAAAAATCTTTCTCTTTTTGAAAATATAAGACAAACTATGTCTGCTATATAAATGTCCTCCGTGAACATCAAAACTTCTTCTTAACTGATCCATATAAATTCTATCAAGTACATTACCACGAGCACCTTTTGCTGGAGCATTAACACCAGCAGGTTTGAGAACATCTCCTGATACTTTATCTATAAAAGCAGCAATGGATCGTTTCTGACCTCTCTCGGTATCCCAAATCTTAATGTACTTTGGTCCTATGGTTTGTGAATATCCTTTACCCATTTTCTTAAACATATCTCTAAATGATGGATGAGTTTTAATCTTATCTGCCCCAATTTTTATATACTCTCCTACCCCTTTTGCAACATTAGGATCAGCCATAGCTTCGTATATTGATTGGACATAGTCCTTATATGTTTTTGGCATTTCTCTCTCTAAATTTTATCAATCATCTTAGCGACTACTTCATTTAGTTTTGCTTTCCACTCTTCTTTATAACGTTGCTTATATTTATCTATTACTGTATCTTGGGCAGCCCACTCACTAACTTCTTTTTTTGTTAATTTATTTTCTCCAACTTTAGCATCCGTTGCCTTACCTGGGTGGGATATATACTTATCTGTAGGTTTTCCACGGTCTTTTGCGTCAACTGGTTTCTCATCTGGCGTTTCTAAAGGCGTCATTTCCTTGCAATGATTAGCATAATCAGCACCTATTTCATAACTATCTTTAAATGTTTTATATGATTTCTTTTGTAGTGGTGCTGTAGGTTTAGGTATACTTGGTACTGCCGTAAATCCATAATCAACGTCAAGATTATACTCTCTTAATGCTGGTTCTTTATTAGCAGCGATTGGAACACAATCCCAAATCCAGCATTTATGTAAATTATTTTTTGTATCTTCTAATACAACATAGTTCGTACCCCTACGTATAACTTTACCTTGTTTATCTTCTTTAAGATATTTAACCTGGTCTCCCAAATTGAATATCATCTCCCTAACATATAGGTCTCTTACTTGTTTCTGTTCAAATTGTCCTAATGTCATAACTGGTTTTGAATCATCTGGTTTATACTCTTCTCTTATACCCATACCTTTTCTTATAGATTTAAACAGTCCTTCAACATCTCTAAATTGAGATGGTAGTCCTCTCTTAAATGTCTTTATATCACCCTTTTGAGCAGCATCCCTCATCTTACTCGCACTCATACCAGAAGCGCCGTCTGCGTCAGGATCCCTCTCTCCAGCAGATATAACATCTATGTTTTTAAAGTTATAGTGTCCGTGTCTGCTCTTAATATCATTGTACTTTTTAAGTATATTGTCAAACTCTCTTACTCTATCACTACCTACAACCATTTTAACTGCATTATAACCTTTGTTATATAACATAGTAGCAATATCTAAAATCATATTCGTTTTATTAATTTCAATGTTTCTAGCATATTGTGGAAATATCTTTTTCATCCAAGATAATTTATCTCTAGGAGATAATGGATTCTTTTTACTATCTTCAGACCTACTAATAAAAATTTTATAATTTCTATCTGCTCTTGCAACTTTATTCATAAGTTTTTCGTGACCTATTGTTGGTGGATTAAATCTACCAAATGTAAATGCAATAGACTTTTCAGCAACTGCTTCTGATTTCAAACTTTTTATTTCTGCGTCTGTTACCTTTTCATCTTCTAAAATAGCTTTACACTTGTCAAAGAATTTTGTATAATGGAATTTCTCCAAATACTTATAGACAACATTTTTAGGTAACTTATGAGCAATACCATATTTTTTAATCTCTTCTGGTGTC